CGTTCGTTTGCGTGTGAGGGTATTATCGGGTGAATCACCAGAACCTAAAGGTACTGTGTCACACTTTGTGCTAATTTATCTTAGTAATGGGTCCGTAACTACCTGCAATACAGCATCGAAGTCATGCAATCCACGGTTTCTCCGGAAGCGACACTCGCTATAAAAACGCTGTCGGGAAACGCCAGCTGCCTTGCACGCATCTCGAACCGTCATGCCTGCCAGGCAAAGCACCAAAACGCGACGTGTATCGGCTTGTCGCGCCTTCTGTTGAACGGTTCGGCGGGTTTTGACTTCTCTGTACTCCATGGCCGCGCTATTTCAAGAGTTGATCGTCGAACAATGACTCGGATCTCATTTTGGCGAATTCGCGATAGATGCGGCCCCGAGATGTCCGTAATTCGGAGCACGCTTTGTCTACTGTCATGCCGGTTTCCACCATTTTTAGTACTTGGATTGCTGCTTGACGGCGTTTATCTGATTTCATCTGGCGCGGAGTTTTCACTTTTAATTCCTTTGGGGTTAAAAAGCACGGAAAAAGTGTCTCATAGAGTATGCATGGAGTCAACAGCGGATGTCTACGGAGTATGCGCGGAGTGTGCGCGGAGTGTGCGCAATATATTTGCTTTGTTTTTTTGTTCCTATTAGAAAAACACGTAATAGGAACAACTTTTTCGTTATAAAAATCAATAGCTTATAAGCGTTTAGGATTAGCGTGTAACGGGTTCTGCGCAAAAACGCAAATCCAAAATGAAATCGTATACAGCTAAGATAAATACATCACTTCTCTATGAACAATAGGAACAATAGGAACTCTTAATTCTTTTTGCCGGTAAAACAGCCTGTTCCTATTGGTGTTCCTATTGTCCGAGTAAAAACTCAGATAGTATTTTTAATTACTAATTAATGTTTTAACCCGCTAAAAGCCGAATTCGCTTTTCAGCCGGCTAAAAACTCGAATTCGGCTTTTAGCCGGCTGTTCGGTCAAATTGCCTTTTTAGCCGGCTAATTGGCGTGTTGCCTCGAGCACAGCGCCGATCGCCTGCCAGCGAGCCGCTCCGTGCGTCGCGCGACGTGGGCGGGAATAGGCGACGGGGGGCAGCCCCCTCTTTCGGGGACCCAGCCATGGGCGAGTAGAGAAGCCGGCGCTATGTTGCAAGCACAAAGCTGATTGCAGGTGAAAGGGGGGCACAAAGCTGATTGCAAGCACAAAGCTGATTGCAGGTGAAAGGCGGGCACAAAGCTGATTGCAGGTGAAAGGGGGGCACAAAGCTGATTGCAGGTGAAAGGGGAAGCACAAAGCTAATCGCAGGTGAAAGGGAGGCACAAAGCTGATTGCAACTCCAACCAGACGGTGGCACAGTTCTATGTGCCTGTGGGCACACCGTAATAGGCGACCCCTGGGTAGCACCTTTTTCCGGTACCTATCGTGAGGCGTCATGAGTCGTGTGTTTCGTGCGGTGGATCGGCTGGCTCAAGAGCACACTGAGAGGGCTGTCACAGTCCTGGCGGAAATCCTCGATGATCCCTTCGCGGAAAATAAGGACCGTATCCGGGCGGCCGAGTCGTTATTGGACCGAGGACATGGCAAACCGGCACAAGCGATAATTGCCTTGCCTATGAATCGCGAACAGGCTCGGCGATTGGCCGCAATGAGTGACGACGACTTGCTTCAGGTCGTGCAAGCGCACGAGCTCCCGAGATTGAATCCGCCAACAGACTTACCCTCCAACTTGGTGTCGAGCCCCACCGAAATCCCCGCTTCCCTCGAGGACGATCCGCTGCTAGGCTAGCCCCGTGGACAACACGGTCGCCCCCAATCACGCAGCGGCAGAACTGCTCCGCCGCGAGCGCGCACGCAAGAGTCTGATCGAATTCAGTCAGGCCATTGACGTGCCGGGTATCCCGCTCAACGACCCGCAAAACGATATGGATTCGTTGACCGAAACATCGCCAACGCGCTACACCCCGGTCGAAACGCGAGTTGCAATCCACCATCGGTTGATGATGGGGAAGATCCAAAGCTGCATTTTGAAAATCCGCGGGCGGGGCATGATTTTCGCTCCGCCAGGGTCCGCGAAATCGACCTACGCAAGCGTGCTCGGCAGCGCATGGGCCATGGGGCATACGCCAGGGACACAGGTGATTCTTGGCAGCTACGCCACGGGCATCGCAGCCAAGCAATCGCGCAAAGTCAGATCCATTGCGCGCGATCCGCGGTATACCAGCATTTGGCCGTCGAAGCCTACGCTGATGGACGACCAACGCGCGGTGGACGATTGGCAAATGAGCAACGGCTCGAGCATGATGGCTGCGGGCTTGCTCGCAGGAATTACCGGCAATCGTTGCGATCTTCTGATCCTCGACGATCCGATTGCAAACCGCGAGCAAGCGGATTCAGCGACGATCCGCGAGAAGATCTACAACGAGTACATAGACACCGCGATGACGCGCGCCAAGCCGTCCATGTCCGTTATTATAATACAAACACGCTGGCACGAGGACGATCTCGCGGGCGCGATTCTGCCCGAATGGTACGAAGGCGAAAGCGGATTGATTCATTGCCGCGACGGGCAGCATTGGGATGTGCTCAGCATCCCCGCGGAAGCCGAGCGGAAGGACGACCCTCTTGGTCGAAAGCCAGGGGAGTTCTTGTGGCCCGAATGGTTCCCGAAAGAACATTGGAGCGTATGGCGGGACAACCCACGCGCCGCGCGCACATGGTCGGCGCTATACCAACAACGGCCCGCGCCGTTTACCGGCGTGCATTTCAGCCGCGACATGTTCCTGCGCTATGATCCTGATTTGACGCCGGTGGACGCATGAACCCCTCGATGTACGATCCCGACAAACCCGAGGCGCGGCCGGCATCGCTTCGAATCTACACCGCATCGGATTACGCCACCATGGCCGCGGAGAAGGGCAAGCGAGAGCCTGACTTTACCGAACATGGGGTTGTCGGCATGGACAACAAGGGAGATTTGTGGTTCCTCGATTGGTGGAGCGGCCAATGCGAAACCGACAAGAGCATCGCTGCGTGGGTGAGACTTGTCGGGTTGTATCGACCGGTGCGGCACTGGAATGAAGGTGGCGTGATCGACAAAGCGATCGGCCCCGCCATTCGCCGCGCCATGCGCGAATCTCAACGCTTCGTGCATATCGAATCGTTGCCGTCGCTCCAAGACAAGTCGATCAAGCTGCAATCGTTCCACGCGCGGGTGACAGCCAAGACGGTGCATTTTCCACTCAAGCGCAAATGGGCGGAGGATGTGATCGATCAGCTGGTGAAGTTCCCCGCCGGCCGATGGGATGACAAAGCCGACGTGTGCGGGTTGATCGGACGCGGCATAGATCAAATGCTTGACGCGCGAGTGCCGGTGCTTGACAATCGGCCATCTTTGGTGCCCTTTACGGAAGCCTGGCTCGAGTATGGATCCAAGCCCAAATCGCAAGTGAGGTTTTTCTGATGCTGACCCACATCCCCGGACTCGGAACGATCGACGACTCCGCGCCGCCTGCGAAGCCCGTCGCGGTGCCTGCACCCAAGACCGAAGTGCTGGCCGCGCCGCCCCCGATTCCCGTGGTGGTCGCCCCGAATGTGCCCACGGATGAATTCCACCAGCCGCACGCCATCAACGCCGCGCCTGAGCACGACTTGCTGAAGTGAGCACGTCCGGCGCAAGCAACGGATTGACCGGCGGAGTCGCCGGCATCCAATCAGATCCGCGGCAAGCCGCAAACGGCGGCATGGAGCCGACCGGGTTCGACGTTCCGAGCAACACCGACAAGGATGAAGAAGCGCTCGTCAAGAAACGGTGGAGCAAATACGATGACGCGCGCAAGTTCGACGAGAATTTTCGTAAGCAAGTTGCTATCGACCGCCGTTACGCCGCGGGAACGTCGGATCTATCTTGGGCTGTTACCACGAACCTTATCGGTGCCTTCATCGACATTCTGGTTGCTCTTTTGTACGCTCGTGACCCTGATGTTTCGGTTCGAAAGGCGCCTCAAGTCGATTTTCAAGGCACTCAAGGGCAAGACGATTTCGCCAAGACGCTCGAGATCGTCATTTCAACCCTCTGGAAAAAAGGCAAGCTGAAAAAAGCTGCGCGCAAAGGCGTGCGCTCGGTCTTGTCGAACGGCGAAGGGTGGTTCAAATGCCTGATGGTGTCCGAGAAGGACCCGCAGCCTGAAGTCGAGAAGGCACTCAACGACGCCAAGGAGACGATGGAGCGGTTACAGGCGCAGCAGAAGATCCTCGACGACCCGGACATGAACGACCCGGACTCGGTTGAATCCGAGATCGCCGAAAAAGAATCCCTGATGGCCGAACTTCACGAGAAACTTGAAATTGCAGTCACACGTATGTTCGTGATCGACTACATGCCGACCGAGAACGTGCAAGTCTCGACCGACATTACCAACATCGAGGACTACCTTGATGCGGATTGGATCGCGAACGAAATGTTCATCGACAAGGAAGATGCGCTGTCGCGTTTTCCCGATCTGACCGAAGAGGACATCAAAGCGGCAAAGGTCTATTGGCAGCGCGTGCCGAAGGAAATGACCACGCGGGACATTGACAACGTGTTGCCGCAGGGCATGTTGACGGCCGAGAGCGCGCAAGCTTTCACCACGGCGCAGTCCTCGACCGAATCGCCGGCTTTCATTCGCGTGGTCGAACAATGGGACCGACGCGACAAGCAGATTCGCACGATGATCGACGGCGTGAAGAAATGGGCCAAGCAGCCCTACGCGCCGCCCTACCCCGCCTCAAGGTTCTACCCGTACTTCTACTTTGCGTTCTATGAAGTGGACGGCTCGAGGCACGCACAGTCCTTGTCGTGGCGCCTCTACAAGTTGCAAGACGAGTACAGCGCGACGCGATCAAACTTCCGGTTGACGCGCGAGCGTTCAATCCCCGGCGTGCTGTTCAATGCAACGATGCTCGATGACACGGAAGCAAAAAAGCTGACCGAATCGAAGCACCAGGAGTACACCGCGCTCCGGCCGGCAGATCCGGATCAACCGCTTGCCA